AAACCGATAGTATTCACCTCAAGCCTGCAAGCGCAGAACAAAAGGGTTGGATTGTGCCTTCTTACAAAGAGCCACATGAATTTCCTTTTGTGAAGCCTGATGGTTCAATTGTATTACTACAAGATGACGGCACTGAAGCCGTGATGATGGAAGGTGACTAATGAACATAAGTGTTAAAGGTAATTTAGGCAGTGACCCTGACCTAAAGTTTTCTAAGAACAACACCGCGTACTGTAATTTTTCATTGGCTTACACACCGCGCAAGCAAGTTAATGGTGAGTGGCAAGATGGCGAAACAATGTGGTTCAAGGTTGTTGCATTTGGTACAAAGGCTGAAGCAATCGCAGACACTTTTAGAAAAGGTGACACTGTTTTAGTTACTGGTGAATTGGCACAAAGCACATACACAGACAAAGAAGGCAAAGAAAAAACTTCTATGGAGATTACAGCCAAAGAGGTAGGTTTAATTCCTAAATTGGGCAAGGCAAAGACAGGACAATTTGCAACTAAGGAGGCAACACCGTGGTAGATGATCTAATGAGCGCGGCAGAAGTATGCGAGCGCTTGAACATTACATTGAATAACTTACGACAGATCCAACACCGTAAGACACTTACATGGGTACAGAAGTCAGGCCGTAATGTGTTTTACACAAAAGCAGATGTTGAAAACTATTTCTCAAAGCGCCAGGAGCGTAATCAAGGCTAACATCTTCATGTGATCGTCATTGAAGAAGAAGTAACCGTGGCTCAGATAGATGAATGTCTGAGTCATGTTTACGCCATGTTGAAAACTGATGAATACGGAAACCGCATGGATTGGCGCAAAAAAGAAATGCTTACAGAACAATTAGATGAATTGCTTGATGCGCGCTTGAATTTAGTAAAGACAGGTAAACCATGAGTGATGAAACAGAAGCAATACTTGATGACATTCTTAGCCGTCAAGATTGTAAAATTTGCAAAGGTTCAGGTTTACTTCAATCAGATGAAGATTGTGCTTGCAAAGATAACGCTTGTTCTTGCATAAGTTGTAAGAAATGAACACAGGGTTTGATGGCCTCCACCTGGCACTGGTTTTGTTCTTGTTTATTGGCCTGCTCCTGATCATGCTCTAAATTGGTCAAAATGACCAGTCAGACCTTCAAATTGAACGTGAATTTGTCCTAAAAAAAGTGCCAAAAGATGTTTGACATTATGCCTGGCAACCCTCATACTTATCTCATAAGGGGGAGATACCCCCAAAGGAGGCAAAAATGAAGTTAGTAGCAACAGAGGCAAAAGTAACAATCAAGTGGTTTGCAGTTGATACAAACGGAAATAAGTTTCGCAACACTAGAGGTTTTATTAGCGGCGGTTGGGACGCAACTTGTTCATGTGGTTGGGAGTCAAGAACTGGTGGCGCAATTAAGTCTTATGTAATTAGTGAAGTTGAAGCACACAAAGTAATTGCACACAACTACACATGGACTTTTGGAAGTAACTAATTATGACTACTAATTACAAAGTGCCAACAATGTTTCTTAACGATCACTTGAACCGTTGTGATGATTGTTATGCAAATCCAATTGTAATTATTGCAAAAGGCAAATTGCTCACAGATGTAAAACTTGATGCAGTGACTTATCAAGATTTGAAAAGTGATGCAGAGGTTTATGCAGACATGCGCCAACATGAAGAATACAAAGACATGCCTGGGTTAATTAACTCAGCAATTGCTACCTTGAAAAGATTGAATGTTTAATTACGGTTTTTAATGATAGATTACAGAAGTGGGAAAATCCCATACTCAACTCAGAGAAAAATAAGTATCTGAGGGAGTGCTGGACACAGCCCCTAGTCTTAATTGATTAGGGGTTTTGTTCTTTCAATTTGCAGTAAACTTTTTCTCACATTAAAGTGAACACATTATGGTAGAAAAAGCACCTACGCCTGAGCGCATAGACAAAGAACGCGAGATAGTTGAGTTGCGTACAGAGGGCTATGTTTGGCGTGAGATTGCAGTGCAGGTAGGCATGAGTACGGCTGGTGTGTACAAGGCTTACAACAGAGCCATGACGCGGGTAATCGCTCCATCAATAGAAGAACACCGTGAACTGGAATTAGATCGCCTGGACATTCTTCAGCGTACCTATTGGCAACCTGCCGTAAACGGAAACCTCAGAGCCGCAGATTATGTTCTACGCGTAATTGATAAACGCGCAAAATTACTGGGATTAGATGCACCATTGAAGGTACAAGCAGAGGTGGTTACTTATGACGGATCAGACTTGGACAGAGAAGTTGAGCGAGTCGCAAGACTCATTGAAGCCTCAACAGTTGGAGGGATTGCAACCATCACTGAACTCACGGATCAAGGCGAGCCGTTGGGTGTGGAAGAACAAACTGGCGCGGAAGGAACAACTACCGCCTGAAGGTGACTGGAACATTTGGCTTGCAATGGCAGGCCGTGGATTTGGCAAAACAAGATTGGGCGCAGAAGAAATTGCGTGGCAAGCGATTACACAGCCCGCAACCCGCTGGGCAGTAGTAGCCCCTACATTCTCAGATGCTAGAGACACATGCGCAGAGGGTGAGTCAGGCATTGTTGCAGTGCTTCAGCGCTATCAGATGCTTCAGAATTACAACCGTTCCATTGGCGAGATCCTGCTCAAGAACGGCAGTCGCATAAAACTATTTAGCGCAGATCAACCTGAGCGTTTCCGTGGCCCGCAACATCACGGTGCTTGGTGTGATGAGTTAGGCGCATGGCGCTATCAAGATGCCTGGGATCAGTTGCAGTTTGGCCTACGCCTGGGTAAAAAGCCGCGGGTTATTGTTACCACTACACCGCGTTCTACGGCCCTTATACGCATGCTGGCAGGCCGTACAGATGGCTCAGTAATTATCACCAGGGGATCTACATTTGATAACGCCGCAAACCTAGCCCCTAGCGCGCTTATGGAGTTACAAGCCCGTTACAACGGTACGCGTTTAGGCCGCCAGGAACTCTATGGAGAAATCCTTGATGATGTTGAAGGCGCATTGTGGACTAGAGGCTTAATTGACCGCACACGGATTGCAACAGCCCCAACTATGGCCCGCATTGTTGTAAGCGTTGATCCTGCCGTAACTAACTCAGAGAAGTCAGATGAAACAGGAATTGTTGTTGTTGGATCTACTTCAGATGGTCAGGGTTATGTGCTTGGTGATTACTCATTTAGAGGTTCACCGTTGCAGTGGGCTACAAAAGCCGTAGAACTATTTGATGAATACAAGGCTGATGCAGTTTTGGTTGAAGTAAACCAGGGCGGTGACATGGTGGGCGCAGTGCTGAAGCAAGTGCGTCCTACCCTACCAATCAGAGAAGTGCGAGCGCACATAGGTAAAAAACTCAGAGCAGAGCCAGTTGCGGCTATGTATGAGCAGGGGCGTATTCACCACATTGGCGAGTTTGCAGAGTTGGAAGATCAGATGTGTACCTGGACTGTTGATGAACCAAACTCACCTGACCGCATTGATGCAATGGTTCAGGGTTTTAGCGATCTATTAGGAAAAGTTACAGTCAGTAATTACTTTAACGCTATTGCTAATCATTGCCCTAAGTGCGGGTTGCCAATGCCTAAATCATTTACACATTGTTCCGCATGTAGAACCGCTATGATTAGTGCAAATTCTGAGGTGGCACAAGGAGCGTAATGGCTGACAATTACAACACAATAATTGATCAAGGCGCTGACTGGTATCGCAATTTCTTGTACACACAACCTGCAACCATTACAAATGTTGTAGGCAACGGTGTATCTATTACATTTACCGCAGAAAACGGATTTAGCGCAGGGCAAACAGTTTTTATTCAAGGCATTTTGCCTAGCCAATACAACTTAGGTAATGCAACGATTGCTACAAGAACAGCAACGCAGTTCACAGTAGAAAATCCCGCATCAGGTTTGTATCTACAAGGCGGAGACGCATTAAGCGCAGTGGACATTACAGGCTACACAGCCCGTATGCAGTTGCGCTCACTACCTAACGATCCCATTGCAGTTTTAACGCTTACAAACACAAGTGGCATTACAATTGATGGGCCTACTGGAACTCTCGCAGTGCGAGCAACAGCGGCACAAACAGCGGCAATAATTGCAGGCCCTTATTATTATGATTTAGAGATAACATCACCTACTGGTGTGAAAACACGCATTGTTCAAGGTGAATTAAATGTAAACGCAGAGGTGACAAGATGACATACAACCCAAATAACTTCTTGAACAATCCAAACCCTGTTGGCACTCCCAATGTCATTGTTGTAACACCTGGCCCTGTTGGTTCTCAAGGTGTTCAAGGTGCATCAGGTACAAGCGTTACTATTCTTGGTTCTTATCCGTCTTTACAAGCACTAGAAGCGGCACACCCAACAGGCAATGTTGGTGATGGTTATTTAGTTCAGGGTGATTTGTATGTTTGGAATGGCACTGATTGGGAAAATGTTGGAAACATTCAAGGCCCACAGGGTATTCAAGGATCAACAGGCCCACAAGGTTTAGCAGGTATTCAGGGCTTTGGCTTTGCTCAGGCGCAAGGAACTCAAGGTATTCAAGGCATCACTGGTGCAACAGGATCTCAGGGTGTGCAAGGCACAACAGGTATTCAAGGCGATTTAGGTATTCAGGGAACTACTGGGCCGCAGGGTGTTCAGGGTGTAACTGGCATGCAAGGTGCAACAGGCACACAAGGATTTAACGGAACACAAGGCACAACAGGAGCGCAGGGAACAATTGGTGCGCAGGGTGCAACTGGTACACAAGGTTTAGTTGGCGTTCAAGGAACTAACGGCGCACAAGGTATTACAGGCGCACAAGGAGCAACTGGTTCACAGGGTTTACTTGGTATTCAAGGTTCTATTGGTACACAAGGCACAACTGGCACAACAGGAATACAAGGCGCAACAGGAACTCAAGGTGCTATTGGTTCTCAAGGAACTATTGGTACACAGGGAACACAAGGTTTATTAGGTAATGTTGGAAATACTGGATCTCAAGGAACAACAGGATCTCAGGGTTTAACTGGTGTGCAGGGAACAATTGGTGAAACAGGTTCTCAAGGCACAACAGGTGCGCAAGGCGTTCAAGGTACAGATGGTGTACAAGGCAATACAGGTGCGCAGGGTATTCAAGGTGTGCAAGGCCATGACGGAACACAGGGAACTATTGGATCTCAAGGCAATACTGGCGCACAAGGCACACAGGGCGTACAAGGTACAACTGGAACGCAAGGACTTGAGGGAATTCAAGGAAACACAGGCGCGCAAGGCATTACTGGGTTACAGGGCATTACTGGTTCTCAAGGACTTGATGGAATTCAGGGAAATGATGGAGCGCAGGGAACTCAAGGCGTTCAGGGAACTATTGGTAGCCAGGGTGTTCAGGGCTTAAATGGTATTCAGGGTGTTCAAGGTAATACTGGTGCAAGCGGTACATCATCATCTATTTTTGAGTATCAAGCAGACACTACAACTCAAACACCTGTACCTACCGCTGGCAGAATTATTTGGAATAACGCCACACAAATTTCTGCAACAAACATTTACATTTCTCATTTAACAGATTTCAATGTGGACATTGATTTTCTATTAGCAAACATTAAAGATAATGACATTTTCTTTATTCAAGATAGAACTGACTCTAACAATTATCAAGAGTGGGAAGTAAACGGCACACCTTCATCTGTTACTAACAGTTATTTCACTTTTCCCGTAACACTTTTAGCATCAGGTGGAACAGGCACAACAAACTTTGCTAATAATCACAACCTTTCTCTTATTACTCAGAGCGTTGGTATTCAAGGAGTTACAGGAGCGCAAGGTACGACAGGTGCGCAGGGAACTCAGGGCTTGCAAGGTGTTCAGGGAACTGAAGGTTTACAGGGTACAACTGGAACTCAAGGACTTGTTGGCGCTCAAGGTCAAACTGGAACGCAGGGTATTGAAGGCTTGCAAGGTACTCAAGGGGTTCAGGGTGTAGTTGGTTCTCAAGGACAAACTGGATCACAAGGTTTAGATGGTATTCAGGGTACGCAAGGAACACAGGGCTTAGAGGGAATTCAAGGCCATGATGGAACTCAGGGTACAACTGGCGCGCAGGGCTTAGAAGGCTTGCAAGGAACTCAGGGAACTGAAGGCACTCAAGGAGTTACTGGTAGCCAGGGAACTGACGGAACACAAGGCACACAAGGAACTCAAGGGCTTGAGGGATTGCAGGGCGTTACTGGATCTCAAGGCACTGACGGATTAAATGGTTCTCAGGGAACTACTGGTACACAAGGCACTCAAGGAATTCAGGGTGTTGAAGGACTGCAAGGCATCACTGGTACTCAAGGTACTCAGGGGCTTGAAGGTACTCAAGGCGCAACAGGTTCACAGGGAATTGACGGAATTCAAGGCATTACTGGAACACAGGGTTTAACTGGATCGCAAGGAACTACTGGTGATACTGGTATTCAGGGAACTCAAGGTACAACTGGTATTCAAGGCGCTACTGGAACTCAGGGAGCAACAGGAGAAACAGGAGCGCAAGGTACAAACGGTTCTAACGGCGCTCAAGGTACTCAGGGAGTTCAAGGAACAACTGGACTTCAGGGATTAACTGGAACTCAAGGTTTACAAGGAACTTTTGGTACGCAAGGAACAACTGGAACGCTTCCTACAATCACATTTAACGCGCAATCAATCGCTTACACATTAGTTGCAGGAGATGTAAACAAATGGGTAACTCAAAGCGGTACTGCAAACATCACTGTTCCCGCAGGAACATTTAGCACTGGACAGGTTATTTATGTACAGCGCATTGGTGCAGGTGCGGTTTCTATCGTGGCAAGCGGTGTTACATTTACATCAAATGGATCTGCAAGCCCTGTACTGCGCGCTCAATACAGTTCTGCATCAATCCTTTGTACTGGTTCAAACACCTTCACAATTGTTGGAGACATTACCTAACCCACAACATACCTACATCAGCGGTAGGGCGTAGGTTGGCTACTTTCCAACCCCCGTCTATCCATTCATCAGATGTAAGTTGATGCCAGGCGTTTAGTTGATTGACATTGCTGGGTTGCATGTTGCCCCACACTTGCGGTTCTTCTAAATGGTTCACAATGTATTGCGCGGCCATTTCTCTGTAACCCAATGTGTACAAATAATCTAACTGATCTTCATGTTGGTGCATGGTTTCAAATGTCCACTCAAAACAAATCATGCCCCCGTAATGGCGGGTCATACCTTTCATCACTTGCCACTCAGCACCTTCAACATCAATCTTGATTAGATCAGGATTGCCGTATGTATCTGCAAGTGTGTCAATGGTGATTGTGTTTACTTCTACTTCACGGTGAGGTTTACCTTTGTATGGCATGCCATCTTTAGTAAGCCAATCTTGATTAAGTGAACTAAGGCCATCTTCATCTGCCTCATAGAATTTTAAGCGCTCGCCATCTTTGTCACTGACTGCCATTCTAAGAGGCACAACATAAGGGTTATAGATAAAGTTACCAACCAACTCTGAATAAACGCGTGGAGCGGGTTCTAAGGCTATTACGCGGTATCCCTGGTTAAGCCCTGCAATCACTGCATCACCGCGATTAGCCCCAACATCAAATAGAAGCATTGCCTATCCTTTCAAGGTTGTGTTGCACTGCGGATTTGTACCCTGGATCAATGTCCATTGCATTGAGGCGGCCTAGTATTTGGATACTTTCATCTTTGCGACCTATCCACCAGGCGGCTACTGCTTTTTCAAAGAGCAAAACATAATTGCCTTCATAACCGACATGAACAGGAAGCGGTGAATGAAGTTGGTTGTGCAATCCTATGTTTGCCCATGTGTAACACTCCTGCCATTGGCCTAAACGCTCATGGAACTGCGCTAAAAGGAAATAACCTTCAGGGCGGTATGGCAGATAAGCAACAGCCTGCAATAAACAGTTGCTCACGGTGGCCTGACGGTCATTTTGGTCATCAAAACAATGGGCGGTTTTAAGTAATGACGCATAAACCAGGGTTGGGTGTGACTCAATCCCGTATTCAGCGGTACGCAAATAGAAAGAAACGGCTGACGCTGTTTGATTTTGTTTCTCGTACTCCACTGCTACATCAAAATTAAGCGCTGGATTAAATGGATCTTTAGATAGTTCTACAACTAACTGCTCAATTTTCATACGCCAGTGCCTCCATAATTAAATCTTCTACTACTGCACCAGGTACTTGCAAGACAAAAGCCGCGTTATCCTGGAAGCCAAACGACACTAAAAGGTTGCCGTTATGGACTGCCGCACCTACACAGAACTCAACGCGAGCATCTAAGAATGAGAATTCCTTACTTAGCCCTACAACATTGAGTTCCTGATCCCACACAACTAAGCGGTGACGGTAAATGGCATCTTTTTGTTTGAGGTAATTCTTAAACAGATCTACCTCATGGGTAATTGAGATGTACATGTTGCCCCACCGTATGACCTGACTAGATCCGCGCTGGTCTTTAGGCGCTACGGCTGTTTGCTTGTGAAATACCTGCTCACACTCTCCGCTAATAGGGTTGGCATAAACTAATTCTGTTGGCATTGTCCATTTAATGAAGTGGTAAGGCTTATCAAGGACAGGTATCCAATTCTTCTCACAGTAAGAAGTGTTTGGAGCAGGCGCTTTGATACGCACACGCCTGACCTCTTTGACTGCCCAGTTATCCCAGTCAATCTCAATACGGCTGTATTCCATACGGCCTACGCCGTTGGTTGTGGTGTCACGGCGAACGCCCACCAGGTAATAATCATCTAGCCACTGAACTACGCGGCAATCTTCTTCACCCACAAACTCCCAAATGGGTTCAACATCTAGTTCAGATGTATCTACTTTGGCATGGTGAGTCATCTCAAGATCATCATTGAGGCGGCACAAGTAATTGACCGTTACTAAGCGGCGATCCTTCTCAGGGTGCAGGTATGACAGTGGCCCAAATCGGCTAGGAAACTTCTGCTCATTTTCTGCGTGGTACAGCGTGTAA